AGATAACCAGCAAATTATATTCACCATGATTGATTTCCCCACCATCAAATGCACGTTTAAAACGTGACTCTAGTTCCTCTCTCAATGCTATCGACGAACCCATCCCGCCTTCGATGTATTCCTTGGCTAGATCGTTCGACATAGCGCACCTCCTTGGTATCATTATCCTATCGTACCAATCGCAACACAACCTCACCATGAGGCTTGTCGTTATCATATGACAGCCGGATCTCTGCTTCTGTTCTGGACCGAGGCGTAGGTGCCACGGTGCAACCACAAATCAGGCTAGCAGCAGCAATGCAGAAAATCTTCATCATTCCATCTCCTGTGGGATTATTCCCACAGGTTTTTTATCGACATTAGTCGTGTGTGTGACTAAGTGTTTCTTGGAAGGTCACACGACTTTCCAGGCTTGCAACCCGTGCAACCAGTGCATCCAGAGCATCTATCAGGCGTTGTCTGGCCGGGCTTGGACCGGCTTTGCGACCACGCTTGTCGCCTTTGGGCCACAGCACCACAGCTTCCGATTGAATCGGTGTAGACCTTGGGTCGGGCAACCGACCCAACTTAATCTGATAAATGACCGCATTCCTTGTTTTGTTGAAATATCGTGCAAGCTCATCAATCGTAGAAATCATTGCCATCGCTGGTTCCTTTCATGATCGCATCAAAAAACGTAACAAGTGCCCGAGCGTCAGCAATCATTCTATGATTTCCCGGCTGGCTGGCAACCAATTCAGAAAATAATTGTTTTGACAAACACTTCAATCTGTGAATCATCGATCTATTCCAAAAGCATGGTGTGCCTATGTCACCATGCTGCTCTTGATATTGGCTTCTCACTCAGCACCACCATGTGGGTTATCTGGGATGGATACGCCACCATTCCCCATTCTGTGTTCCCGGCGGAATGATTTCGGAAAAACTTGACGTAACCTGAATGCTAGCTTTCGCAATAGCACCCTTCTTCTATGGTGAATATTCTGCGGAGACACGCCAAGGCTGTCGGCGATCTCCCTAGCAGTATGGTCTTGTGATATCAGTATGCGCTCGTGATCTTCGAGAGCATCGACGCGACCGCGCAAACATTCCAACTGAAATGGGGTCAGCTCAAATTGATCGTATGGATCGAATTGTAGGCCAATAGCTTCACAATATTTTTCCTGTTCCACCTGTTTTTCACTACGGAAAAACTTGAGCGCACGGCGGATTAGGTCACTTCGGGCACCCATAAATTTGTGGAATGACCAGGTTGACAGTGCTGCGCCGCCCTCGGGATTCCAAGTTGCAACTGCCTTACAAAGGGCTAGCATAAGCTCGCCTTCATAATCCGCCATCCTGATGAATCGAGGTGGCGTATATTTTTCGATAAAATGGAACACCAGACCCGTGTTCCTGGTTACGATTTCCTGCTGCTCTGATGTGAGTCGCATCAGTCTTCATACCTCTCACTATGTTCAAGGCGATGACAAGAGCGGCACAATCCGCCAGGGCCAGTGCGGCATGGCTTCAAGCACATGTCACAATAGGTCTGAGGCACTTTCTCAGCCTCGATTTGAATCAATGCGTCAAGTGCTGCTTGCACGCTATATGGATCGACACTTGGATTGTTCACTTTCCGTTCCTCCTGTTACGATTGATCAGCCAATGTGGTGGACAGCCCATCCATGGCTCCCATCCCTTCTGAATTTTTTCTATCACTTTCACTTCTCGCATCCATTCATCTATCAGATTTTGCCGTTCCACCGGGTCGGTGGATTGCTGGGCACGTTTTTTTATAATCTCTGCGTGCCATCGATTACTACCCAACTGCACTTCCTGCTTCATATCCCTTCCTCCGCAATGAGTTTATGAGCATCCACTATCACATCGAGATCCGTGTCACCATTGCAGCAACTGTATATCGGACAGCCATCAGTATAACTGTCGGTTCCATGATTCTCAATTAGCAGTTTTGCTGCTGCTTCAACATCATCTGGTGTCAATCCAGCTATGGTCCAAACGCTAGCAGCTTGAGCATCCCAGACGTTTACCGAACACCAAGCATCAACATCACTACCATCGAAACCTCGGTCTACCCATTGTCTGGCTTCATGTGTGACATTCTGACAACCACCAGAAAAGAAGTCACCATGTGATATCAGCACATCTTTTACACGGCCGATCCTTGCGCTCAGTCTAAACAGATCCATATCATTCTCCTAGTAGGGGGGTATAGGGAAATCCTATACCCCGGTGAATCGAAAACTACCAACCCCTGGTTAACTGATTGAGACTTTTCACAAGGGTTTCCTGTGCTGCCAGAGCCGCCTCGAGGCGATGAATTTCATCCATCGCAACTCGTGCAAAGTCCGCAAACCAACCCTTCATTATTTCTGCCTCAGGCAATTCTGCCCACTCGGCTGGCAACCCCAGTTGTTTGTACCGATCTCGGAGGTATTGTTGCATCTCTGCAACACCCTGATCGACATCGGCGCGAGACTTGGGAACCTTGTGACCATTAATCGTATTCATTTCCATTCTCCTTATCACTTACTGTCCACACTATCTATTCGCAGGAACCCCCTGCGAATTCACAAGTCAGTCAACTTTTTTTGCACATTCAGGTCCAAGGCGGTTATCAACCGAGCTTGGCACCGTGAGCGTTCTGCCACAACGCTGGCAGGTCGATGACCATACCAGACGAAAACCCTTGGATTCAATCTCGCTTTCATTGCCGTTGAAAACCAGACCGACAACCCAGCGCAACGCACGGACAACCTCGGAATCTTCCTTGTACTGGCTGGCCTTGGTCAATTTGACCCAGCCGACCTGGGGCTGGTAAACCCCGAGGTATGTGTACGAATCTTCGTTGTCGCTACCCGTAAGCAGCGTTGCGAAATAAATTGGTTCCCTGTTGTCATCGTTCTCCACCTTGACAATACGGAACGTCCAACGACGATCCATACCGCAAAGTGTGAAAGTAGCTTTGCCAGCAGTCAAGATGTCCTGTGTAGCAATCATTTCAATTTCCTGTTCCTGTTCCGTTTGCGTCACCCCTGTATCCTACTCTCTATTCGTCAGGTGTCAATTATTATTTTTTATTTTTTTTCTATGACTGGTTTGCCGTTCTCGAAAAGAATTCGTTGGTTTTCTTGGTAGTCATATACGCATATGACTGTCCTCCCTTTTTTGCCTATCCTACTCAGAAGTCCAGAAAGAGCAGACTTCCACGTTTTTCCGAAACATGGATACGATGAAACACTGCCATTGTAATCAAACATAAGCATCGCCGAATATTCGTACATCACGCACCTCCGTTAAGACTATCTACAATCGTCTTCCACTTCTGCTCAGTCCATTTCCAGGCATTGCCAAACGGCAACGCATGGGCCTCAATTTCACCCGTGGCAGGGTTTTTCCAGGTCAACACTGCGCTGACGTGCCTGCCGTCTTTAATCCACCTCAAGCCAATAATTGCCGCATCTCTACGGTTGGGAGTGCGATAGCAACCCCCCTCCCAATACACGTTGTAAGTCATGATCCACCTGCTGCTTTCAATTCCAAAGCAATCTTGAATGCCTTGAGTCCAAGGTAATGCGGTTTTTCTACGCTTGGGAAGGCCTTAGCCCTCCACAACTGACCACGAATAACCTTGCGAGCAATCGCCGCAACCGAGCGCACAGCTTGTTCTGCATCGTCTGCCTGAAGATTCAAGCGAAACAACTTCGCACCTTCATTGAAATCAAACATGAAAACAACATCAAACCAGTTCATGATCCACTTCCTTTCCTTACTTCAATTAATTCAGCACAGTAATTTCCTTCTTTTCGCACAACCATTACCGGGCCTTTCCAGAAATTTTCTGCTTGCGGTAGACTTGCCAATTCATCGCAAATCTCCTCATATGTATCGTCGCTTTCGTCTTGGTTCTTGCCAAGCAATGCTTGGCAACCCGTGATAGTACAATCATCGTTCCAAGTACCATCACCAACCCAGACTCCATCAAGACTAATCACGACCTTCACGACTTTACTCATGTCAATCTCCTTTTCCTAATCACTTCCGACTCACACATCCTACAACCACATTCGTCGCAGGTCAAGAATAATTTTCCAAATTCTTTTCTGACCTGACTCGAACCGTTTTCCTCTCGACACACACATACTATCGATCACCCAGATGGGATGTCAACAGTTATTCCAGAAATTATTTTCCACCACAGATAATCATTCAACCTGAACTATTATTAATTAATAGAATACAACAATTGTATTATTAGTATTATTAATAACATAATACCGAGGGTCGGGAGCGGGGGGGTAGCCGTAGCGGTAGCGTAGGCGTACGCCCCCCCCGACCGATGCCCGAGGGGTTACCCTGTCGTTTACTACTATTATAGTATTAATAATAGGTCTGGCAAAACTTTTTTTGGGATGACAAATTTTAGCCCTCCGGGCGGTAGAATTGTGTTCGGCTGGGGGCATCGTTCGGGGGGGCGTACGCCTTCGCTTGCGCTGCGGCTACCCCCCGCTCACGACCCCCAGCATACCATCATGCTAGAATGTCTCTAGTGACTATTCACATAGGGAGTCCGACAGTGGCAAATACACCAAGTCAAATAAAAAAAACAGAAATGATTTTCCAAGACAAGACATTACCCACTGAGAAGAGGCATGGTGGTGTACCGGACTTTGAGCGTGTTTGCACCATGTGTATGCGCCCAATTTGGCATCAGCAGCGTCGAGGGCCATATGCGCGCAACTGTGGTGCTGTATGTATGCTGACCCGTAGATTCCTGGGTGGTAATCGCACGCCTGAAGCAACCTGGGAAATCATGCGATCCAAGAGGTTATGCACTTGGAAAACATTGGAAGAATTTTGGCGCGACATGGGTGCCACATATTTTGATGGTGCATTTTTTGTCAGACGTAATCGAGCTATGCCCCATGGCCCTGATAATTCAGCTTGGGTTAATTATTTTGAGGCAAGAAAGATTCAGGCATTGCTGGCGAGAAAAGCCCGCGACGCGAAGCCTACCTCCACTGGAGTGCCAATAGGTGACATCGCAGCTAAATTCGGCACCTACACGTTCTTATTCCAGCGAATCTGCGGATCAATCGCAAAGAGGTACAATGTACCCATAGATGTGGTCTATGCAGAATTCGCATCTGTTCCACCGCCAACGGTAAATTGGGCACAGGAGATCAGGATCTACCATCAGGGGCAAGAATATTCCCTCGATGTAATCGCAAAAGATGCCAAGGTTTCCATCCTTGGACTCTATTACAGATGGATGAAGGGCATGTATGTGATCGACGATGACATGGCTTATCGATTACAACAGCAACGCTCGAAATACAGTGGGACAAAGAAGGACAACCCACACACCTGGAAGACTGGTGAATTCCAATGATGTTCGCCATCAACTGCCTGATTGTCTTCGTGCTTATGTTCACATGCGATGTCATATGGGCTTTATATTTCCGATTTGTTAATAACAAAAAAGCATTACCAGCCAGCATATGTGGGGTGCTGCTTTATCTATTTGGATCTGCGGTGACAATTAAATGGGTTGAGAACTCTATTTATTTGATTCCTGCTGTGCTTGGTGCCTTTCTTGGAACGTACATCACTGTGACGGTAATGAAGAGGAGTGGATCATGAACTTGGTCGAGGAAGCAAACAGGCTACACGTTACGATGCCGATTTTGAAATCATGGATTGAGCGTGATGGTGGCAACCTGTCACATGCCAGGCAACCAGTTCCATACTCCCATAGGGATTTCGTGATCACCGATGTGAATGGGGTTTCGCACACTATCCGTGAGTGGGCCACAATCAAGACAGTCTCGCCCTACTCAATATTCACCCGGTGGTTTCATGCCCGAGGGAAATGGAACTCATCTCGCATCGAGCCAAGCAAATGGACTAGGGATGACCTGCCCACGCCCAATCATCAAGAAGTGGCCCTAGAACCAACGATCGCTGATGAGCAGCACGATGCGCTGTCCATGGTGCTATCGTGCCTTGGCGGTGCCATTATGGGCCAGCAATGGGGATGCCCTTATATTCCCACGGAAGAAGAATCACAGTTCATGGCAATGATTGGAAAATTGAATATTCCTGCCATCACCAGATTATTTGCCACATTTATGGGAGGTATTAAACATTAAACGAGATGTTGACCTGCGATTCACTCTGTTGGATTGCAAGATCTTGTTTCACTGTCGCATTCCCCTTGGACCGACTACTAACAAAATGTACATGCCGGTTGCAACCCGAGGGAAATCCAGGTTCGTTCGCACCAAGGAATATAAAACTTGGCAGCAGTTAACCGAGTTGGTGCCCATCTCTGAGTCAGTTCGAGCAGGACCAATAGGAAGCCCAGAAAGCCCCGTGGGGATCATGCTGGTGGTCCATGGCCATGACATCGACATTGATAATTGCGCGAAGGCCCACATCGATTTCCTGGTGCGGCGTGGGATAATCACAGACGATGACATCAGCGTGGTTAAAGCTGTTCTGGTATTTGCTGGTTCCCCATTGCAGCGCAACCAATGTATTGAGATAGTGGTCTACCCTGCCTCAGAATTTAACTGGCATGATGAGCAGCGAAAATTTATATTTTAAATTGGTGATGCAATGAATTCAAAAGATTTAAATGATTTTTTTGCCATTATCGAGATGCTGCGATATACTAGGGAAATGTGGGACCATGCTGATAACGAAGCACGTTTCGCATGGCTGGAATGGTGCGAGTGGAGAGTGAGAGAGGTCAAGAGGAGGATAGGATGAGATACCTGAGTGTGTGTAGTGGCATCGAGGCAGCAACTGTTGCTTGGCACCCACTAGGATGGGAGGCCGCAGCTTATTCTGAAATTGAAGCATTCCCATCTGCGGTGCTGGCGCATCATTACCCTGAAGTACCTAATCTTGGCGACATGACGAAATATAAGGAGTGGGATAGTGAAAGAATTGGTGCAATTGATGTTCTCGTGGGAGGAACCCCCTGCCAGTAATTTAGTATTGCTGGACTCCGAAAAGGACTTGAAGATCCCCGCGGAAGTCTCATGCTTACATACCTTGGAATTGCTGCAAGTTACCGACCTCGATGGGTTGTCTGGGAAAACGTCCCCGGTGTCTTGTCCAGCAACGGAGGACGGGATTTTGGTGCCTTCCTCGGGGCGTTGGGGCAACTGGGGTATGAGTGGTCCTACAGAGTCTTGGACGCTCAATGGTTCGGAGTGGCCCAAAGACGCAAGCGTGTGTTTGTTGTCGCGCATATTGGAAATGAAGGACGTTCCAAACAAGTTCTTTTTAAACGAGAGAGCGTGTGCAGGGATACTCCGCCGAGCCGAAAAGCGGAAAAAGAAACTGCCGGGACAATTACAGTCGGCACTGGAATTCGTTATGATGGAAAATCGCAAACATTCGTCTCAAGAATAAATTATTGCGCCGAGGTTACTGGCACTCTTGCTGCTGCTGACGGTCCAAAGGGTGTCAGTGATCAGTATTCCCATGAGGGTAAATTGATTGCCATCTCCTGCATGAGTTCAGGCCAAGCAAATGCTGAGATCACGGAAAACATTTGCCCAACCCTAAGCTGTTTGCACGAAGCACCAATTGTTGTTGATCCATTTAAATGCTTTTATATTAGCGATGCTCGCAAGAAGGGCACAATTGAACTGCGTGATCAATTTAAAGCCCTGACAAGCAGAGCAAATGGTGGTGATACTGAGCCATGTGTATTAGCTTTTCCGGCCAACTTGTCTGGAACTCAGGTAGCAACTACCGAAAACTTAAGTTGTGCCTTGGGGGCAAAGAATCCAACAGCAATAGCTCAATCAATGGGTGTTCGACGTTTGACCCCGCGGGAATGTGAGCGTTTGCAGGGCTTCCCAGACGACTACACTATGATTCAATGGAGAAAGAAACCCGCGGGCAATTGTCCTGACGGACCGCGATACAAAGCCCTTGGGAACTCGATGGCAGTCCCTGTCATGCATTGGATCGGTAAACGAATAGCAGAGGTCGAAGCGCATGGCTGAACCAATTAGACTTGAACCCAAGTCAGCGTTTGACCGGGCAATCATAAAAGTCTCCAGCAATGGAGTAGCCACATATTCCTACTGGATATTGGTTGAATGCGCCGAGGGACTACACAATATCAACTCGACTCCCGATGCCATGGACTGGGTTGATTTCAATATTGTTGGGCTAATGGGTAACCCGAATAAAACATTTGAAGTGGATTATGGAGACATCAATGACAACGAATGATTGGAAGAAATCTTATTTTGAATTGATGGAACGATCAATCGATAAGATTGAAGTACTTGAACGTGAATTGCAACAGATAAAGCAGGCAATTAAAGACAATTGCTGTGTTGAAATACGCGGTGAAATGATGGTCCAAGATTGGGCCGCGGGTTATGTTGAGCTACACAGGCACAAACGGGGTGGTGTATGAAAGACTGGACGTTAGTTGTCAATGCATTGCCACCACAGGAAGAGTGGGTTATAATTTATAACCCTGATGATAAGCCTCGCATATGGCTCGGTCAGTGGAGGCGAAACACGGTTTCGTCAAAGGCGGAGTGGAATGACGTAGAAGGATGCGGCATCGAGTCACCTACTCATTGGTGTCCAATGCCAGATTTCCCATTAGAAAGGGGTAACCTTATGAGTTTTGCACAGGATGAGCAGTTGGGTCTTATTTCTAAGTCAAGAAGAGATAATGACATTATTAAAGATCATTGGCCAATTGTTTTGACACCAAAAAATATACCGGTTTCTCCAACCAAACTTTATGACGCAGATGGTGTTGAATGCACATATGCTTTTGAAGTTAATCGCATTACTGGAGAGTGTAAGAAGTACACGCTAAATGAGTTCAATATTCCATTTGCAATTAGTGAAGATGAGTTGGCTGTTGAAACTGTGATGTTGAAGACTCCAATTAGTATTACACACGCAGTTCCCAATGGTACGAAGTCGTGATTAGTGACGCAGAATTAACCTTAATGCGTCAGAAGGCAGTGGTTGAGCCTGATTCCTTGGTGGATGAAATTGTGCGGCTCAAGGAAGCAATTAGGGGCCACAGGGACCAAAAGCATCTGCGGTATGACACACTAGATGTTGTTCTGTGGGCACACGTCGATGAATAATCCAATCCAGCCATCACATTATCAACCCAAGGATGAATCTGGTATTGAGTGTTGCGATGCTCAACGCGCCATGCTGGGTGTTGATGGGTATCGCGCATACCTTGCCGGAATGGTTGTTAAATACACTTGGCGGTATGAGCAGAAAAATGGTCTGGAAGACCTCAAGAAGGCTCGCCAATGCATTGAAATGTTAATCAAGGAGATTGAGGTGCGGAATGCTAACTGAGGGAATAGAGCATGAGCTAAAGCATTTTGTTAGCCCAAGGGAAATGGCAAAGTCCCTCGGTTTATCCGTTGAGAGACTCGGTAGAATAATCAGAGACAAGAAGTTGCTCAAGCCAATTGAGTTATTCGGAAAGTTCAGGAGATTCTGGTACGTCGAGAAGGCTGTTGCTGTTTTT